GCGCAGGAGCTTCTACGGCATGCGTCCCTGGCTACGACACAGATCTACGTTGAAATCGCCCAGGAGCAGCAGGAGGCCGCGATCCTGGCCCTTCCCGTGCTGCACGTGCCGGAGAGGTCCGGTCGGATCGCCGCGTGACTTCCGGGCACGCAAAAGCGGCCCCGGCCACCACCCGCGAACTGGGGTGATGGCCGGGGCCAGGTAGTGCTGGAAGGAACGGGACAGTCTGGTCCCGATTGACGGGGTCAAACTGGAGCTGCTGCTCGTGGTTGGAGTGATTCGCGATTCGTCCAGATCAAGGGCACCGGGCTGGGACGTGTTCCATTACCATTGGGGGCATGTCGGTCATCGCGCGCAGAGCAGGGCCCGCGGTGAAGCCTCCCCGCGCTGGCCGAAGATTTGATCCACTTCTGGCGTTGATCATCGCCGCAGCCGCGTGGGCCGTAGTCCCCGGCTATCTACAACTTCAGTTCGGCATCCGCCCGGGGGCAGGGCTTGGCAACGTAGAGGTCACGACCCCCAGTGCGACGCTGGCCAAGGGTGCCCTTCTGTACTTGGTTTACGCGCTGTCGGCCGCAGCGGTGCTGGGAAGCATAGTAAGGCGAGTTCGCTCCCAAGCGTGGTTGCTCATCTACCTCGCTCCGTGGCTCGCGCTGACGATCTCGTCCTTCGCAGCCACCCGATCCTTCACGGTCACAAGTCTCATTTACCTTGCGATAGGTACTGCTGTTCTGGATCACCCGGACAAGATGCGTCTTCTGAAGGCAGTCGGAGTCCTAACAGCGTGGGTCGCAGCCATCAGCATCCTGATGACATTCACCACCTCGAACGCGGTCTTCAGCCAAGCTCAAGTGCCTGACGCGAAAGCGATCATTGGCAGCACTCTTCTGAACGGCCCGTTCTACCACCCCAATACCCTTGGCTTGGTCCTGGCATTGGGGTTCCCGTGGGCATTCCTCATCCAGCGTCGCGCATGGCGACGATTCAGCCTCGTGCTCATCCTCTTCGCGCTCGTCTGGTCCGCATCCCGGACCTCCCTCCTCGCGGTAATGGTCGGGCTGGTCGTTGCCGGCCTGTGGCTGCTCTTTCGGCGCGTAAGCAGGCAGACAGGCCTCCTCGTGGGCTTGCCGCTCATTGCGCTGTACGTTGCCGTGATTCCAATAGGCGCGATACTCGTCGCCACAGCGAGACCGGATTCGTTCTCAGCGCGAGGAGTGATCTGGGACGCCAGCCTCGCGTTGTTCCGCGAGAAGCCCGTGCTCGGGTGGGGTTCTGACATCTACGTCAGCATCGAGCAAACTCGTTCAGCGATCGGCAGTCTGGCCTTCCACGGTCACAACATGTTCGTGAATACCCTGACAGTCGCAGGCATTGTGGGCGTTGTTGCGCTCGTTTTGCTGTATTTCAAGATTCTCGCGAAGTCCTGGCGGTTTGGTAACTCCGGGGCAGATATCACTCTTGCGATGTGGCCTGTCGTGTTCATCTGCCTCGGTTGGCTAGAGGTCCCGACGACGTTCTACACCTTCGGGTATACCTCCTGGGTGGTTTGGGTGCCCCTCGCAGTGATCCTGTCACTTCCCGCGAGGGAACAACCCAATCCGGCGCACACCGACGCTTCCTTAGGTGCCGGTCATGTTCGAGAGCGGAACGGCGGAACGGCGGTTCTGCCCGGCCTTGTTAGCCGTGGCGGGTGATGTTGCGAATGGTGGCGCGGTCGAGGTCGATGACCTGCGCGCCGCTGAACACAAGCTGCATCTGAAACTGGGTTGTATCGGCGGGCGTCACGAATGGCTCCGTCTCCATCACCCCGTACTGATCGAATGAGGCTTGGTTGTCGTTGCCGGGTGCCCACTCGACGCCGGCCACGAACGCATTGGACGGGACGGCATAGAGGTACATGCCAAAGCCGGATACGCCCGCGGCGGGCGCTTGGTCGATCAGGGTCCGGCGCACCTCGATGGACCCCTTCACGGTGTCACCGATGGCGAAGCGCCCCTGTGACAGGAGCGCGTTCGGGTTGCGGAGAACTCCGGAGCAGCCAGCCGGGACAGTGAGCCGCAACCATGAGCCCGCGAGGCCGTCCGTACGCGCCACGCGCTCGTAGAGGACCGGCCCGCCCACGAGGCTCGCTTGCGTCCACCCGGTCGGCGGCGTGTTCGACGCAACCGCGCCAGCCGAGAATCGGCTTTGCGTCTGGATGTTCGCCACGTCCAGCTCACCCGAGGCAAGGTCAAGCGAGGTCGAGTTGACCGGGCCGATGATCTGCGCGAACGCATCCGCGACAGCCTTACCCGCGGCGGGCGCGGCCTTGTTGCCGGGGTGGATGCCGTCAGCGCTCCATGCCGACGGGTACTGTGAGCCGTCGAACTTGACAAGCGCGGCGTACGTGTCAGCAACGCGGAGGTTGGGCCGGTTGCGCCCCTGCCCGCGAATCCACGCGTTGAGCTCCCCGGTATCGGCAAGCATCGTGCCGGTATAGGTGTTGCGCGGCGGGATGGTGCACCAGACGGTGCGAATGCCGGCCGCATCGAGCTTGTCCCAGATCGCGGTGAGGTTCGCCTTGATGGTCGCCACTGGGATCGCCTGGGACACGTCGTTCGTGCCCGCGATGCCGAGGACGTAGCCGGGGCGGTAGGCGATCACGTCCGTCTGTAGCCGGGCGAGGATCTCGTCCGAGCGCTGCCCGCCAACGCCGGCGTTGCGGAGCACGGCGAGGCGCTGGCCCATGAAGTATTGCGCCCACGTCAGCAGGCCGTAGGAGCGGTGGCCGGTGGAGATGGGAGCGCCGCCGCCCTGCTCGATCAGCGAGTCACCCACGGGGATGAGCGTGTTGGGCCGGAGCAGGTACTTCTTCTTCGCGTCGGCGCGTGCCATGCCAATTGATACAACGTCCATGGTTATGCCGCTCCTGTCACGCCGTAAACGCCGTAGGTGAATGTTTTAGTGACCCCTGCGCGGGTCTGCGAGTTCACGGTGCCGTCCGTGTTGTAGGTGAACGTGGTGAGGATGCCGTTCTCCGTGGTGGTGGCGACTGAACCGTCGCCGTTGTATGTCACGGCGAGTGTCGGGTTGGCGAGGGCGAACGTGGGCACGAGATCCCAGTTCGCGGCCGTGAAGCTCGCGCCGGAGGTGTGCGCCGTCTTGGCCGTCACGAGGTCGTTATTCGGCGAGAGCACGGGGAATCCCGCGGCATAGACCGTGAGGGGCTGCCACTTCGCTGCAAACGTGGCATTCTGCACCGTTTCGGTGAGCCGGGTCGGCACGTTCGCCTCGGGGAGCAGGGAGGCCCCGTCGAGAGGGGCGACACCGTTCGCGCCGCCACGGACGATAGACGCCGCGGATGCGGCAGCTTCGCCCGCACTCGTGGCAGCAGCAGTCGCGCTAGCCGAAGCGGCATCAGCAGCAGCGAGCGCGTCGGCATACCAGATCGGCGGGGCGAAGTATGGGGCCGTTTCCGCGACCACGGGCGGCAGGTCGGTGAGCTTCACAGTGCCGGACGCGGGAACCACGACGGTGCGCGTGTAAACGAACGCCCCACCACCCAGGACAGCCTTGAACTCGTACGCATACCCCGCAGGCAGAGGCAAGCACTCCGTCGACCACGAACCATCCGAAGCGACCACAAGCGTTGCAATGGATGGCAGCAGCAACCCGGCATCAACAGCGGTGACCGCGGCGGGTGCGACGGTCACGTGCGCGAGGGTGCCCGTGGCGCCGGGCGCTGTGCCGCCGCCGATGAGCAGGGCACCGGTTACAGTCGTCATCGAGCCACGTCCTCAGAGTTGGCAGCGGGTGCTGCGGTGTAAGTGGGGGTGGCGCTCGAGCCGAGCAGCCACTTCTCAGCCTTCGGCCAACGCTTGCCGAGCTGGCGTGCGCCGTAGTAGTAGAGGGCGATGACAGCGGCTGTGGCGGCCGCGGCGAGGATGTCCTTCACGGACGGGCCGAACACCACCTGCGCCTGGACGAGCAGCGACGCAGCGATGGTGAAGTGCGCGATCAGGTAGGCGAGGATCGAGCCGACGAGGATCGGCACGTAGGTGCGGATGTACGCCACGGCGCGGTCGCGGATCGGGGGGAAGGTGTCGGTCATGGGGGTCTCCTTGATTGAGGGTTAGCGGCTGGGGAAGATGGTTAGGTAAAAGCCGACAGCGCCAGTGATGCCACCAACCAAGACAACGCCGCGTTGGAATGGCGTCCACGTCTGCTCAGATTTGGTGCGCCGCGTTTCATCGGCTTCCTTCAGGGCGAGAGCGAGAGCGACAGCGGTTTTCTTGTCAGCGTCAGCGCCCTCTTTCAGCGTTTGCGTTTGCGACTTCAGCTCGCTCACGTCAAGCTTCACGGAAGCAATCTCGCGCTCGTGGCTGTCAACGCGACTGCCAAGGTTCGTCACCCGCTCCGCGACAACGTTGAGCACGCCTTCCATGCGGGTCAGTTGAACGGCGGTGGGTTCCTCGGCCCGAACCATCTCAGTCATGCGTTCGGGATTTTTGCGACGGACGCTGCCGGGATGTTGCGGTGCACTGGGATATTCGCCGCCTGCAAAACTTCGTACTCCGCGGCGCTGATCCACCGCTTCTGGCCGTTCTTGAGTTCGTAAATCTTGGCGTCGTTCTTGCCCTGGAACAGGATCATCTCTTCGTCTTCTTCCTCAGGTGTGCTGATTGGGGTAGTGGCGCCGGTGCTTGCGGGTGTGGGTTTGGGCTTCATGATCGGCTTGGGCGACGGCGCGAGCGTTTCCGTGCCGTGGCGCTTCGTGTGGCCCCGCCAGATCGCGGCCGGGCGGAGGCGGGCGTAGTCGGCGGCGCTGATCGTGCCCGTGCCGTCGCCAATCATCGTGGTCACCGCGTCGGAGGCCATTTCCCATTTGCCGTGGTACCAGAACGCTGTGTGCCCGCACTCGGTGAGGACGCCGTTGATCCGGATCCACACGCCGCGCCAGTAGCCGATCGACCCGTCCGTGATCGTGGACAGGCGAGGGTCGAGCGGCCCGGACGCGTTGCCGGCGGCCAGCGCTGTTCCGAACGCCTGGGTGAACTTGCCCGCGTTGTTGACGAACTGCTCGCACCGGTTGTGCCAGCCGTCGCCCTGGTGCCGGTTCTTGTTCGCCGGGTCGCGTAGGAATGCGTCGACCTGCTCGATGGTGTTCGGCATCAGGCGACCGTGAACGAGAGGATGCTGCTGGCCGGGACAGGTTCGCCCAAGTCGTTCATCCACGTCGTGCCCTTGCCCATGAGCCGGACCGTCCCGAGGTCGCGCACGGTCGCGGTGATCTCGGTCAGCGTCGTCGGCAGGGTGACTGTCCGCTCGATGAGCTCGAACGTCCACCCCTCCGCGCTGTCGAACGGGCGGGTGCCCATCGTGACGACGGTGCCCGCGATCGCCGCGATGGTGCCCTCGCCGGTTTCGATGGGTTCGTCGGTGCCGCCGCGGCGGGCTTGAATCCGGTCGCCTGTCTGGAAGTCCATGGGGTCCTTACTTGTAGGTGATCTTGATTTTCGGTTCGCTGCTCTTCGTGTTGCCGTCGAAGTACGCGTAATCGCCTGCCGTGCTGGACACGCCCAGCGAGAACGACCGGATCGCGCCGGACGCAATCGACGCCCACAGCGAGGAGGGGACGTCGATCCACTTGCCCTCGCCCTTGTTGAAGTGCACATCCCACGCGTTCACCCTGCTGCCGAACGTGGACGGTGCGCTCGTGTCCGAACCGGACCCGAAGTGCGCGGTGACGCCGCCGCTGGAGTACGTGTGACGGTTCTGCAACCAGAGCTTGCACGAGGTGATCGTCTTGCCGCTGATGCCCAACGCCGGCCACCCCGCCCTGGCACCCATGCTTGATACACCGAGGCCCTGGTAGAGCATGTTCGCGTCCGTGTACTGACCAGTCCCGGACACGATGCTCGAGCCGCCGCCGTTCCACGACCGGGACCAGCTGCAGTTCCATGTCGTCGTCACCGAGCTAGTGGGCGCGGTCTGCGCGCCTGACGTGGCGTTGTTCGTGAAATTGATGCTGTCCAAATACGCCGGGCCCACATCGTTGACGGCGATTGTGCCCGACCCGATCCCAAAGTTGATGTACGGGTCGGAGCCGCTTGTGTTGCGGAGCCGGATCAGGATGTAATTCTTACCCGCAACGAAGTCGTTCACCCCGACTGCTGTATCGATACCCATTGGCCGGTTCAGGTCGAACAGTTGCGCCTTCGAGCCGTCCGCCGAGTTCAGGGTGGTGTCCTTCAGGACCGTGTACCCCGACGTGGCGCTGACGCTGATCGCAGCATTGCTCAGGAGAACCTCGAAGTGCGCCGTGCCCGCAGCGACGGACGCCGCCGCGACGGTCGTGTCGATGCTTAGCTGGTAACGACGCCCAGTGACCACGTCAACGCTTCCGTACGCGAACGCCTGATAGGCAGCCGTGTATGTACCATCGGCGGGCCAATAGTAGTAGGCGGCGAGGATCACCCCGGATGCCTTCATCTCGAAGATGGACCCGGCGGTGTCTTCAGCACCGTTACGGAGGATCGTGTCGAAGTCCCCCAGTAGTGGTGTGCCGCGAACCTCGATGTCGGTGTTCACCGATGCGCTGGTGAACTGTGCCCCGCCGTCCGAGTCGATGGCGGCCTGCGACTCGTAGCCGACTCCGGTCCACTTCATGATCGAGAAGAAGTTGTCGGACGCGGTCGTCAGGTCGATCACGCCGGAGCCGTCGTCGGACACGAGCCGAAGCCCGGCCGGCGACAGTTCCGCTGACTGCTGGCCAGCCCCACCGCCGATGACCTCGAACACGGAGCACGCGGCAACAGTTGCGACGGCCGGGGATGATCCTGCGTCCCGGTTGACCATCACCCGGTACTGGGTGGCCCCGGCCGGCGTGGTGAACTCGTCCATGCCCGTCGCGAGGGTGGACAGGTCCGACCGGACGGATGCACCTGCAGCGTCGTACCACGCGATTTTCAGCGCGCCAGAGGTCGATGCCGCGTAGGAGACGCTGATCTTCCCGCTGGCAGGGATGGGCCGCAGCACGGTCACAGCCATCGCTGCGCGCACGGTGCCCGTTGACGTGGCCGTGATTCCGCCCGTGCCATCCGCGACCGTCCCGAGCACGGTGTAGTTGAGGCTGATCGTGCCGTCGATGACGAGCGGCCAGTAGGTGGTGTCCGTCAACGGGGCAGGTACGCGGTTCTGCGGGCCACCAGTGGGCAGCACAGCGCCGAGGGAGAGGTGCTCCGCCTGGATGGCACCGGCCGCGATGCTGTTGGCCGTGACGGAGTTCGCCTCAATGTCAGGGCCCTTCACGCCGACGACCGTCACCGAGACAGCGGCGGACGCCGGTGACGCGACGGTGAGCCGGTCGACGGCGTACAGCTTGAACCAGCGCACGTCGCCGAGAGTCAGCCCAGTGATGGTCGACCCGCCAGCAAGGCCGAGGTTCTGCCCGACCGGCGTGTAGACGCCCAGCTCCGTGGTGGACATGCCCACCCACGCGTAAGCGAACTCCGGCGGCGGCGAGTACGTCTCCGCGTCGGAGTTGATGAGCAGGCCGTCCCAGGTCACCTTGACCGTGCCCAGCTTCGAGGTGACGGTCGGCGCGGTGGTCGGGTCGAGGGGTTCCAGCAGCACGGCGGTGCTGATCTCAACCTCAGCCGTGAACGGGCCGAAGAGTCCCGCGGAGGACTTCGCACGCACCTTCACGTAGTGGTCCGTGTTCGGGTTGAACGGCCCCTTCGACATGGACGTGCCGCGGCCGGCAGCAGCGCGAACGGACTTGGATTCGCCGTCCTCGCGTACCCACATTTCGTAGGAGGCCACGTCGATCGCGGTCGAGTCCGTCGCCTCCGTGACGACACCCCACGACCCAGTGATGGTCGTGAAAGCTGCGCCGTCAGCGTTCCAGCCGCCCATGGACTGAGCGACCAGCCCGGTGGGGGCTTTCGGCAGCCGGTGGTCCTGGCCGGGCCGGGTGGTGCCGGTGCCGCCGATGGACACACCGCCGGTTGCTGCAGCGCGTTTCCGGGCGATGCGGGCGAGGAGAGCAAGGAAGCGGGTGTTGAGCACCAGCGACACGGTGACGACGCCTTCGGTGTCCTTCGACAGGACCAGCTCGACGACGCGCAATGCCAACCATGCGGCACCCACACGGACCTTCACCCAGTCCCCGGGCAGGTAGTCGATCCCGGGCAGCGACTGGGTGGCGGCCGCGTTCTCCGTGACCGTGTACTGGCGGGCGATCCGGTTGGTCGTTTTGTTGAAGTTCGTGCCCAGCAGGCTCGCGGTGGAACTATCCACGATGCCGGACAAAGACTGGAACGCCTCGAGGCGGCCGAGGTCGTCAGGAGCTGATGCGGAGTGCAGGTCGAGCAGGATCCGACCTTCGCCCTGCACGGTGAGGTCGGTGACCAGCTGGTCAAGGTTCGACTTCACAGGTGTTGCCGAAGCGGTCAAGCCGACCCGCACAGGGTTTGCACCCAGAGACAGGTCGGTGCCGTGGTCGGGGTTCCACAGGCGCAGAGTCCTGCCGTCGGTGGAGTACTCGCACGCGCCCATCTCCACGAGACGATCGAGGATCGCCTTGCCAGTAGTCCCCGGTGAGAACTGCAGGGGCTGCGCGTTCGCCCAGGAGACACCGGCCGAGTCGTGCGTGGTCGTGAAGTCGTAGGACAAACCTGCGGCCCAGCCACGTGCCTGCGCCTCGTCGATCACCGTTTTCAGGATCACGCCGGGCGTGCCGGCCAACTGCCGGTCGCCGTCCATCTCGCGGAACAGAGCCAGCGAGCCCACGGATCCGCCCGAGTCGGCGACGATGTCGATCGGGTCGCCGCCGACCTCGTTCGACACCCCGTAAGACGTTGACGACATCTGCACAACCCGGTACGACGCATCCGTGTGCAGCGTCGGGGACGTGCCCACATCGGTGAACGTGACCAAGTCATTGTTGACGAACTGCGACCCCGACGACGAGATCTTGTCATCCGTCCGGCGGAACGACAGCGGCGACCATTTGCCGAGGTTCTTCGCCCCGCCATCGCGAGAGCCCCGAACCTTGAACGTGTCCGCCGTGGTGGCGTCGGCGTAGTAGACGACGTTCGTCGCGAGGGACTTCATCTTGGCGGGCTTCGACGTGAGCACGATGGCGTCGCCGTCGATGAAACCATGAGCGGTCTTCGTGACCGTGGTCCCGAGCGAGGACCCGCCCGTGATGCCGGGGTCGTGGGTGGCAGTCTTGCCTGACTCGCCGTAGGGGATGACGCCCTTCAGCGAGGTCTTCCCGAACAGCCACATCCAGTAGTTGACGGCTGTGACAGTGCGCACGCCAACAGGGTCGACGGGGTCAATGTCTTGGATGTTCGCGAGGAAGCGGCCGTTGCGGAACTCCGTCCAGGCGGACCCGTCCCAGTATTCGAGTCCCACCTCGAGGTAGTCGGGCAGGGCGCCGAAGACCACGTCGGACACTTTGAAGCTGAGGGTGGACATGTCCGAGTCGAGCGGGTTCGCGTCGATGGTCAGCGTGGTGATGATGCTGCCGGCCGCGCCGCCGGGGACGTACTGGCGGAGTCGAAGATCAAACAAGGTATGCGCCCCTTCCTCGGACTTCGATGTGCGGTGTGCTCGTGCGCGTGTCCGTGGTCACCGTCAGCAGTCCGATCCGCATGCTGGGGTCGGTGAAGTTGGGGGTGATTTCGAACGGGTACGGGCCGGGCCCGTTGACGATGAGCCCTGTGACGTTCGTTCCGCCAAACCACACGTCGGTGGACGTTGTGAACGCTTCGCCCGTTTCGCATTCGAATCGCAGGTACGTGCCGTCCGGGATGGCGGTGGGGTAGGAGAAGAACGACCCGTTGGAGTCCGTCACCTGCAGCCCGGTCGCGCTGCCCTCGACGCGGATCATGGCGTCGCGGATGGGTGCGGACATGCCAGGGAACACGGTGATGTCCACGGATGCCGCGTCGAGCGTGACGGTGTCGCTGATGGTCTTGTCCGTGTCGCGCCAGAACACCCCATTGAGGCGCACCAGGAAGGTGACGTCCACGATGTTGTCCGCGGGTCCGACACCGTTGATGCTGGCGGACAGGTACTCGAACGCGACTGAGCGCCACGGTGACGCTGTGAGCGCGAGCGTCGGGGCAGGCTGGAGAAACAGGGCGTACAGAGTCTCCAGTTGGGCCTTGGGCGTCCGCACGACGAACGCGACCGCGGGGGACTCGAACACGGAAGGCAGCGGCACGATGCCGTCGCGCCCGGGGACGGTGAGGTTCTGCGCCCGCTTGACCAGTTCGGACAGCGGCCGGGATGGCGCCATGAGACGCCATCCCGCACCCTCGTTGTCGAGGGCGATCCCTGAGACGCTATACATTGATGCTCGCATTCAGTAGTTGCCCGGCGACTCGTGCGTCCTCGACAGGGTTTCGGCTGACAGGGTTCACGAACGTGACGTGGACGTTGCTGTCCCCGCGGGTGTGGCCCGACTGCGCGGCGCCCGCGACATCTGGCATGCGCGGCGGTCTGACCTGGCTGATCGCCGGCAGGGTGACGCCCGCGTTGATCGCCTTCAGCAGCGGTCGGTACCTGTCGGCCTGCCCGCGCATGTTGGAGATGACCTCCTCACCGTTCGCGAGCCGGAACAGGCCAGCGGTGTCCGATGCTGCCGACCCGAGGCCGAGGATGGTGCCGCCGGCAGCCTTCCTCGGCTTGTCGATGTTGATGCCACCGTCGCCCAATCCGAAGGTGCGGTTCGGGTTCGTGGCACCCGTCAGGATCGTGTTCACGCGAACGGTGATGACTCGTTGGATTCCGTCCATGAGCAGCTTGAGGTCGCGGATCTTCTTCGCCGCGGCCTCCGTCGCTACTTCAATGTCCGACTTCACGTGTGCGGGGATCTTCAGCTCAGCGTCGACGAGCTTCTCGACGGCGGCCTTGTCGAAGCCGAGCGCGGTCATGTGCTTCACGATCTCGTCGCGGGACTTGATCAGCGCGAGCCGCCCATCCTCGCGAGCCTTCGCCGTGCCACCCTCAGCCGTGATTACCGCGGTGGAGTGTGCTTCCGCGTCCTGGATGCTCGTGAGGATCATCTGGTGGTTCGCTATGCCGGCCGCAGTGTCGAAGCTCAGCGAGGTGGCTTTCGCCTTGCCGATCTTCTTGATGCTGGCCGTGATCGTCGACTCCATGTTCTGGTAGTCGGTAGCCAGGGTGATGTTCGTCTGCTCGAGCGTCTGCGTGACACCGTTGAGGATGTCCATCTCGGTCTTCCACGTCTTCGCGGCCGCGGTCGCTGTGGCCATCCCGGCGACGAGGCGGCCATAAGCGTCGACGGACATTCCAAGCCCGGCTGCCATGGTCTCGGCGACGGAGCCGCCGAGCTGCATGGCCGCGTTGTAGCTGATGCCGTTGGTGGTCGCCTCGCGGATCTGCTTCTTCTGCTCGGCGACAGCTTTCGTGACTGTCTCCCACTGAGCCATGGATTTCTTCTGAGCGTCCGAGAGGTTCCCGGTGGCCTTGACGGACTTGCGTGTTTCCGTCTGCCATTCGGTGTGTGCGTCGCTGACCTTCAGCAGCGCGTCCTTGTGGCCGAGCGCAGCATCGGTCAGAGTGGCCTCGCTGATGCCGAGAGCCTTGCCAGCCTTCAGCGCCCCATCGTCGACGAGGTTTTTCGCCGCCTGGGCGCGCATGTTCTCGCCGATCACCCCACTGTCAGCGGCAAGCGCGGACGTGTAGGTGTTCATCGACGAAGCTGCCGTGTCTGCCGAGACCGCTGACACGGCCAGGACTGCGGCCATAGCGGCGATCCCACCGATAATCCAGCCGATGGGGCCGGACGCGATCTCCGTGGCCACCCCGACAGCGCCCACAGCGGTCGCAACACCTTCGAGGATCGGGGCGAGCACCCCCCACAGCTTGAACGCGAGGAACCCAGCCGTGGCGCCGCCAGCGATCTCCGCGAACAGGGGCCCGGCGGACGAGGCCCAGGAGAGGAAGTTCGCGAGGCCGTCAACGACGCCGAGCATGACGGAGCCGAATGGGGCCATTGCGGTGAGCACGTCGATCACAGCTGTGGCGACGTCACCGAGGACCGTGGCCACCTGCGGCATCACACCGGTGGCATAGTCACCGAAGGCGGTGAGGCCGCCGTTCTGGGTCCACGATAGGAATCCCCGCGAGAGGGATTCAACATAACCGCCCGCCTGAATCAGCAGCGGCTCCAACACCTGCAAGCCACTGAGAGCCCCAGCGACGAGGTTGCTGCCAGTGTGCCCGGCGATCTGAGAGAACTCGCCCACCTGCCGGTTCAACATCGGCATGTGATCGGTGAGTTGAGCCTGCACACCCGCGAACGAAGACAGCATGTCCACAGCGCCCGTGTGGGTCAGCTGGTCCATGTCGGACTTCATGCCCTGGAGACCCAGACGGTAGTCAGCGCCGAGGTCCGTGCCAGCCTTCATCTCATCGTGGATGCCCTTGATCGCAGCGATCCCGCTGACGCCCATCACGGTGAAGCCGCCAGCGACGCCAGCGGAGAACCCGGCGAGCGGTGCAGCCATGGGGATGAGGAGGGCGAGCGCGGCGATGATCATGCCGATGCGGGACACACTCGTCTTGTTCGACTCGTTGGCCCTGTTCGTGGCACCGGTCTTGATGTCTTCCGCGGCAGCTTCTTCGAGCGCGGTTGTCGCGGCCTTGCGCTGGGCGGCTTCGAGAGCTTCCTCTGCGGCGATAGCCTTCAGCGCGGCAGCCTCGGAACGTTTGATGGCCTCCGCCGCGGCGAACTCGGCGGCCGCCAGCTGCAGCGCGGTCTGCTTGCCCTTGCCGCGGACCTCTTCGAGACGCATCTCCGCGAGGAGCGCACGGGACGTGGCGGTCTCCGACGCGGACTCCGCCATCGCCAGGCGCTTCTCAGCGGCCACAACGGAGTCAATGCGCGCCGCTGTGCCCGCAGCAGGAGCCGCGCCAGACGTGGACGGCACGGAGACGCCGCCCACGTTCGCCGCAGCCTCACGGACCGCCTCAAGCTTCGCCAGCGCCGCCGCAACATCCGCGTCGACCTTGATGTTCGGGTTGATCCCGCCGAGCTCGCGCGCCTTCACGTCGGCCTTGGCGAGTTCCGCATCCCACTCAGACGCGTCCAACTTCAGGTTCGCGATGATGCTGCCAACAACCGTGGGTGCCTCGGACATGGTTACCTCCGGGTATGCCAATGGCCCCGACTAGCGGGGCCCTTGTGGGTTAGCTGGGCTCCGGTGTTGGAGCGAAATGACGTGCAAGACGCGAATCAGAGGCGAACAGGCCATGCACCCGGACGGTGAACCACCGGTACGACTTCACCCGGAACACCTGCTCAAGGTCGACGCCGTAAACGTCGTGGAAGTCAGCCTCGATCAAGTCCCACTGGGTGAGAATGGCCTCCCAAGTGAGGGTTACGCCTTGGGGCTTCTCGAAATCGGCCGGGAGATCGTACCACTCGAATTGGCCGGTTTCTTCGTCGTAGTCGCCTTGGCCGTACTGGGCGATCGCCGCGTAGCCCGATTGGGGGCTGGGGGCGTCAGGTACGCTTCCAGCGCTTTTGGGTTTGCGCCGGCCACCCACGCAGCCTCCGCCAGCTGACGCCCGTACTGGAAGTCGGTGAGTGCGGCCAGCCCGGCACGCGTCGCAGCTCTGAGGGGCACACCGTCAGCGATCATCTCATCCCAGAGCGGACCGAGAGCGAGCCTCCACAGGTCAATTTCGGTGAGCGCCGCGGAGTCTTCAGCGGTGCCGGTCATGATCGCGTTGAGCCGGATGCCGTTCGGGATGGTGGGCTCGGTGTGCGTGTAAGTTTTGCCGCCGATTGGGAACACGAGCGGTTCCTCGGCGAATGTTTCGTAGGCTGCAAGTGACATGGGGTTCCTTTCGTGGGGGAAGGGTGTGGCGGCCAGCCCCCACGGCTGGCCGCCACGATTGTGGGCCGAAGCCCGGTCTGACTACGCGCCGCGTGTGTACGCGAACGCGGCGGATGCGCCCGAGGCGTTGGTGACGATGATCGGCGCGGAACCGGCCGTGCCAGCGGGGACGATCGCGACGATCGTGTTGCTGGACACGATCGACCAGCTCGTGGCGTTGACTGCCCCGAACTTGACACCGGTCGTCGGGATGACCCCGGAGAAGCCCTGGCCGCTGATGGTGACCAGCTGGCCGACGCTCGCGCCCGACGGGGTCGCGGCGGTGAGGACAGGCACACCGGAGATCACGACGTCGGCGACGTTGCTGAGCGCACCGTCACCCGTGAACGTGATCTGGACCTCGTTGAGGTCGGCGACGCCGGTCTTGGCCTCGTTCCACTCGACGATGGCGCGGCCCGATTGCGCTTCCTGCCCGGTGACCTTGTCGTAGGTGCGGACGTAGAGACGGATCTCGTCATCGAACTTGCCCTGGGTGGCACGGCACAGTTCCTGGGCGGGGTCGTAGACACCTGCCGACGGCTGGCGGAGCGCCTTGACGACCATGCTCCACGACTGAAGCGTGACGTCCGTCGAGGTCCACCCGTCGGAGTCGTACACGGTGGCGTCGATCTTGTTCGGGTTGACCTGCTTGTTGCGGTCGTTGATGGACGCGACACGGAGCCAGGTGGCGCCGTCGGTGGATACGTCGACGGCATAGCGTCGGGCGAGAGCTGTGGAACTCATGCTGATTGCCTCCTTGGGGGGCGTTGAGGGTTACCAAGACACCCCGAAGAAGGACAACGGGGAGATGAGAGGGTGGGGATTAGTACGTGCCGCCGACAGGGCGGTTCGCGGTGGCGGGGTAGTCGACGTCCAGATAGAACTGGTCCGCTCGCTCCCACCGTTTCGACGCATCCATGCCCATGGGCACGGACTGCCTGCGGTTCATCTGGATGATGTGCACGGGCCCGAAGGTGAGGTCGGTGCGTCCGTGCAGCAGTTCGAAGATGGAGTCGCCGAGGTCGTCGACGTCGAGGGGGTCGTTCGGGTTGCCGCGGGTGCGGACCTGCACCATGACCTGGCCGAGAGGGACGCTGATGTCATCGCCGAGCGGCACGACGGCCAGCACTACGACGCGATCGGGGGCGGCCGGCATCACCTTCATGACGATGCCCGTTTCGGTGGCCGTGTACACCCCGGACGGGTCGAATGTGGCAAGGCCGGCCGCGGCGATCATGCCTGCGAGGCCGTCGGAGAGGATGCGGGCGGTGGAGGCCATCAGATCACCTTCCGCAGTTCGTCGGCGATGATCTCAATGACCTTCGGTGCCTCTGTGACCATGGGCAGCTCGAGGAAGAGCGCGTTGCCGTGGTTGTGGTGGAAGTCGAGGCCGTAGTGCTGATACCGGGCGTAAGGGCCGGGGAACAGCAGGGTCGCCTCGTTGTCCTTCACCGTCACGCCGGCGGATCCGGCGAGGTTGCCGGACTCGACGGGGGTCTGCTTGACCGCTTCCCCGCGCACGTGCTCCATGGCCTTGCCGAGGGCGACGGGGATGGCAGCCTTGACCGCTTCGTCGACGCGGTCGAGGTGCAGGTCGAACTCCCACTCGATGCTCATGTCAGGGACACGGCGACGTGGTCGGGCAGCCCGAGCGATCCGGAGTCGTTCGCGTTGACCTTGATCACCCGGGACACGATGCCACCGATGGTGACCTTCGAGTCAGGGGTGAATAGGGGCGCGTTGGCAACAGCCGTGTAGAGGGTCGTCGAGCTGACAACCTGCTCCCCGTTCGCGTTGCGGACCAGCGACCGTTTCCCGTCGATGAAGCAGCCGTTCGGGATGGTGTTGTCAGGGCTGAGCGACACCATCTCGTCGAACTGGTCCCCGTACGCGCCGGACCCGGTGAAGGTTTCGACGGTGGCGGTGTGCACCCAGAACTCGTCGAGGTCGTCGTCCATCAGCCGGCCACCCAGAGCTGGGAGGTGATGAGCCCTCTGAGCCGCAGCACCCGGGCCGCGTCGGGGACAAGGCTCGCGATCGCGTCGGCGCGGGACTGGGCGGCCATGGCGCCGTCAGCGTAGGTGATGTGGGCGGTGCCAATCGACTTGGCCGACTTCACCCCAGAGGTGATGACACCACCGGTGAGCGGGTTGTACTTGATCGCGTCCCACGCTGCCGCCTGGATGCACGTGGCGTCGTTCATGGCCTGCAGTGTCAGCGGGTCCGTGGCCAGGCCGGTGAGCAGATCGACGTCGTATCGGGCGCCAGAGGTGGCGTTGAGGACGAGCGTCGTCGCGGAGCGCAGCAGGACCGTCGCGTTACCGGTGAGGGGGGAGCCCGCCATCCACTCGTTCAGGTCGGCGGCCGTGGCTAGCGCGGTGGGGACAATGAAGCTGGGCACGGTCGCTCCGATCTGTGCGTGATGGTCGAGGGTGAGCGCCGGCCGGAGATGAGAGTAGGCATCTCCGGCCAGCGTCAGGGGTCGGTCTAGAAGACCGGGAGGCCGCGCAGCTGAGCGTGCGCCTTCTCGTTGCCGTACTCGAGGCCGATTTCGCCGTACAGCTGCGAACGGACGGCCGCGCCGACCTTCGCGAGGGGCTCTTCGAAGAAGTGGCCGGAACCCGGCACCTCGAGGAAGAACGGGGCGAGCTGCTCGAGCGACAGGATCGCGAGAGCATCCTGCGGGATCTGACGATCGAGCATGATGTTCAGCGCACCGAAGTCCGTCTCGATGGTGGTGAGGTTGACACCACCGACGTTGCGGGACGACTCCACGTACTTGCCGTACGCGGCCGCGTAGGTCGCGGTCAGGTTGCGCTTCTGCGAGCTGTTGCACGCGATGGTGCCGGAGATGACATCTCCGAGGCCGCCGTTGTCGTACGCGAGCTGGAACAGGTTGTTGTACGTGGCCAGGGTGGGCGCCGCGGTGGAGACGACGATGATCTTCAGGCCCGTTGCCGTGCCGAGGGTGATCGCTGCGCCGCCGGCGGTGGCCGCGACCTTGAACGAGACGGTCGTGGAGACCGACTGCACAAAGTAGACGCGGCCGACGACCACGGAGCTGATGGCGCCGCGTGCACCGAAGATGACCTTGTCGCCGACGCTGAGGGCGTGGGTGGCGGTGATCGTGTCCGTGGCGCTGGTGCCGGTGAGCTCCGAGCTGTAGATGCTGCGGTTGGTCGCGATGGCCTGGAGCAGCCCGCGGGTCTTCCGCACGGTCGTGTTGTCGGTCGGCTTCTGGTACTCGCCGTTCCAGAACGAGTGGTTGACATCCTTCGCGATCGCTTTGATCTCGTTGATGACCTGCTCGTCGTGCTCGTTGCGAACCGGGTTGACCCCGCCCACACCAGCGGTCGTCGTCTTGTCAGGCGTCGACTGCTTGGTGTAGCTGGTCTCCACCGCGGAGTGGTGGATCTCAGCGATGTTGGTCACGTTCGAGCGAACGCGGGCAACACCGGTGGGTGCGGCCGCGCCTTCGAGTGCGCCGGTCTGGTCGGAGTCGCGCAGGTCCGTGGTCTGCCATTCGGCTTCCACGGTCTTGACGGACTTGCCACCGGTGAGGCCACCGATAGCTGAGAGGAGGGGGGTCGCTTCCGGCGTGATGCGGAAGAGCTCCCCGGTGAAGTTGGGCAGACCGTAGGTCGTGCCCTGACCGGTAATTCCGGGCATGGTGTTCTCCTTAGGAGGTTGTCTTGGCGGCGGCGATGCGACGCTTCAGGGTGATGGACAGTGCGATGTCCCCTGCCTTGTCAGCGGCAGCGAGCTGCGCTTCGAGAGCCTGGGTTTGACCCCCCGAGTGATCCGAGCTGCCTGAGCTCGACGGGGTTACCTTGAGTGCCGCGTTCGCCTGGATCGCAGCGGTGATTTTGGCCGTGATGGCCGCTTCATCAGTCGGATCTACCGACGCAATGGAAGTTTTGAAGTCGGCGTTCGCGAGGAGTAGCTTCGCGGAACCACCGAGGCCGTGCGCGAGGACTGCGACGGCGGTGGAGAGGTTCGCAGCCTTGATGTCGGCCTGCGCTTTGGTGAGGTTCGTGTCCCGGTCGGTGATCTGCGTGGACAGGTCGGTGACCTTGGCCTGCAGCTTCGCGGGGTCGGTTTCCTGCTGCTCGCCGAAGCCAGCAGCAGCGCCGAGGGACGCGATGAAGTCGGAGAACTTCTTCTCCGTGGCGGTGGCGGCCTCGCGGGCTTCGCGGGCGGCGACACGGTTCTCGGCGGCCTCGTCGCGAATCTTCTTGACGTAGGCGGCGTCGAACTTGGTGTCGTCGGTGCCTCCGGATGCGGCGGCTGCTGCGGCCTGTGCGGCTGCGTCACCGTCCCCGCCGGCGCCCGAACCGTCACCGCCCTCGTCGATGAAGCGGATGCCCATGAGGTCGAGCTTCGAACGCTTGGTAGGACCGAAGACGGGTGCTGCTGTGTGCTTGAACATGATGCTCCTTCGCGCCACCTGGACGCTGTTGGATGAAGCGCCACCCCTGCGGTGGACGCTGACCCACCCCGCCCTGTGCAGGCAGAGCGGGGTGAGAATGAGGGGCTACGGGGCCGGGTATTGGTCCATCGTGAGATTCAGCTGTTCACGACGTGAGCGCCTGACCAGGCCGGTCTCTTCGATGAAGGCGCGCATGGCTGCCTGACGTTTCCGGACCTTCGCCCGCGCCTCAGCTGCCGTCTGCGGGTCGGATGCGTACTCGACCTGCTTCTTGGCCTTGCGAATGTTCAGCTCGAGGCGGCGCTGCTTCTGCGTCTGGTTGTACCGGTCGGCGTCATCCATCGACCACATGCGCGGCTTCGGGAGCTTCGTGACGCC